TAGCAAGATATAAATTTTGATATATTGTTTTAAGAGCATCTGTTTCTAATTGTTTAATACCATCATAAATTTCACGTAAAGGATAACAAAGGCCACTCATCGCTCCAAAGAAATTACTCATAGTAAATGTGCCATATACTCCGCCGCCCACTGCGCAAATACTTTGTGATATTCTTGCTAATCTAACATCTGTAGGAACATCAGATCCATTTACTAAATTTAAGCCAAACATGTTTTCATTTGAATACGCAACTTGAGCAAATTTTTCTAGTTGCACTTGATTAATGTTAGTAATCTGCTGCATACTAGTGCTAAAGGCGCCTGCTAATACACGCTGATCTTCAGGCAAGATACCCTTTAAATATACGCCATAGCCCTTTTCTGGGATAGCAAAACGTAATTCATCAGACTCATTATTTTGATTTTGTGTTTCTTGAATGTTTGCCATAATTATTTTTTATCGTAATTAAAGTGATCGTTAATTGGTACATTATGGTGTAATATAAATGACCCCGGTCTTTCGCCTGCCCAGAAACTATTGTTGCCTGCATCTACTACACGCACAAACTTCATACCAACATCTTCTAGTCCAACAACTTCGTCATACCATGAACGACCATTGCGCATGACCGCTATACGCTTACCATATACTTCTGTTGCTGGAATAAATCCTTTATCTCTAGTAAGTATAGGAGCAGTTGTGCTGCATACAAGTGTTATACCATCGCTAGTGCTTATTCGCACACAAGGTTGATAATCGTTAAGTGTTTTGACTACTTGTCCGTCAACTATTTCTAAATTATCAGTGCCAAGACTAATTTTCATACCGCTTTCAAGCATCCACGCTTTTGTGATTTCTCTGCCGTTGTGTTTTTTCTCTGTTTCTACTAACGGTATAAATGACTCTAGTGCTACGCAACCTCCTCCCCCTAGTGGGACAGTGTTTCTTGTTGAACCGCCGGCTCTTCCAGGTCCTGGATCTTGTGTAGTTATAGGTAGAGGTTGAGCAGGTAGTGTAGCAGGTAATTTTTCCTCTATAATTTCCCCTACAGTTAATGCTGGTTCTGGTTCAGGTATTACTTCTGGTTCATAAGTTGGTATAGGTGGAATTTCCGGTTCTGTTTGTTCTACAACACTAGGAGCAATTAATTGTGGATTTAGTTTCCCATTAACAAATAATAAGTAATATGTTTTACTGTTTGTTGGATTAGGTTCTGTATTATAAATAGGCACAGTTAATGATTGAAAACTTATTGGAAATAGTTTTTTAATGTTTAATAAATCTGCTAGTGTTTCCAAATTTTTAGTTTTGCAGTTAAGAGTTACTAAGATTTCTTTTAAATCAGCATCTTGTATTATTAAAAATGCACTATATAAATTTTGCTCTTGTATAAAAGTTGCCGGAGTATCACTTGTAATACTAGCAATATCTGATGCTTCTAACCCTGACGCTAACAAAGCAAAACTTAATTTATTTGTAAGTGCATTATTTTTCTTTAATGTTTTTAACAAATTACTTGGTAGTCCAAAAGTAGCAATATAACTTAAATCCATTGCTTTGCCTATATTAATTAAATCTTCACCAAATGCACGATTAGCTAAACTTACTCCAGTGATGTCACTACTAGTAAGATCATCCATGTTACTGTATACACCCTTAAGAAATTCTTTACTATCTTGTATAGCGAAAACTGCTTTGTTGGAATAATCTAAAAACCCCTGTGCTGATAAAAACGATTGTAAAAAATATCTATATGCAGGATTATCTTGATCTGGATATTCACCGTTATAATTAAATTCTCCCCATGCTTGTAACGTTATTAAACGTATCCAGCCCCACTGCGTAATACTTACGTTAGGATTGGTAGTATTATATGGATACCAAGTTGCTTCTTGTCCTTGTCCAGCATAAAGAGGATCAACAGTAGAACCTGAAGGGAGTACACCATTGCCAGGTATACCGTACCCACTGTTTACTTCACCCTCCCATTGATCACTAGGATCCTCTACAAGATATGTTGGAGGTAAACTATTAGCTAATGCAGGTATACGGCTTTGACCTACATTTAACATTATGTCATATGTATTATTGCTAACCGTTTGGTCAGATCCACTGGGATAACCTCTTACATATGCATCTTTTATAGCATAAGTAATCCATTTAAGGCATGTATTATTAACTATCTCGCCAGGACTATATTCAGAATTTATTTTACTAGTACCTGCTAAAGTTCGTACTTTAGGATTAATATAAAATCCTTGGTTTTGTAGTAAGGACCCTAAAACGTTTATTCCTAAAGGACTTTGTTTCCCAGTATCGCTCATGGCACATATACCGTAGCATCATTGTCTTTTACTGTATGTCCACAAGTATTACTACTTGTTACACGTACTACTTGTATAAATTCAGCGTAAACTGTTGGACTTGGTTCGTTTACCTTTGCATTTTTATGTGGTTGATGTGTTTTTTTACTTTTGAATGGTTCATGAGGTGTTATAGGACAATTTAATAATGCAACCTTTTTAAAATCGGCAAATACTGTACCCGCACATCCACTCTCAATTAATTTGCCGCCAGTTGTATTTTGATCGTCTTTTCTTGCTATCTTTGGCATTAACCTACTAGTACCTTTTTCTCAGGCATAGTTAGTCCAGTCGTGGCTTGAATATATTTCAACTCAACATTTTCATCAACGACTGCAACTAACGCAACACTAGTAGTATTTATTGTTACAAGACTTGACGGTTTCGCAGTAAATAAACTGGGGACGAGGCCTAAACCTCCATTCTGTCCTGCAACTACAGAAACAGGATCTATAATTTGAATATTAGGCAAATCAACTGATTTTACCTTAGCAACTATTTCCTCGCCGCTGTTTAATTTAAAACTATAAACTTTATCTACTACAAAATTCATTTTATTCTCCCTTTTGGAAATATTCACGTAAATTAGCGTATCCACCTATATGCTTCCCATCAATAAAGATTTGCGGTACACTTTTAGCATTTGGAACAGATTCAAACAGTTGCTCACGATTCCATCCAAATCCTAATTTACGCTCATCAATATCAGCGCCCTTTTCATTTAATAACTTGAGCGCCATAGTGCAATAACCACAATCTGGTTTGCTCCAAATCACTGCTTTCATTTTATTCTCCTTATAATGATGGTAAATCGTCATATTCTAATTTATCACTCATAATGCCTATGACATAATTAGTGCTTTCGTTTTCTTGTAGTGCTGTTTGCTTTTTACTTGTATCGCTGTGTTTGTTGAACCAAGGTATGGGCGTAACTTTGGGTGCTGGCTGATTATATTTTATACCAATTTCTTTGAGCGCAGTATTAGCGGTATAATCTACAAAATCTTTTAATATGTTTGCATTCAGACCGATAACACTACCCTTACTAAACAAATATTCAGCCCACGATTTTTCTTCACGTATTACATCCATATACATAGTATAGACTTCTGCTTCGCACTGATCGGCTGCCTTGATAAATCGTGGATCTTCTTTTACTACTTGATTTATAATCCAAGCAGTCCACTCTTTATGTAATAGTTCATCCTGCAATATCAAACTGATAATATTCCCGTTACCTATAAACATTTTGTTTTCTACCATAGCAAGGCTAGTTGCAAAACTTACCATAAATCTAAATGCTTCTAATGCATAACTTGCATTAAGTGCTAACCAAATGGCTTTAATATGGTCACTTTCTTTTACTTTTTCTCCTGCTTCTACTTTACAATTTAGTAAATGTAAATCATCATAGTACTTGCCAACACTGCTTGCCATGTCTATAATTTCTTTTGTATCATGTATATTATTAAATATGTCCTTAGGCACATTGTAAATGTTGCGTATTATGTGACTATATGATCTACTATGAATATTAGTTTCAAAGAATGTCCAGTTATAAACAAGCGCCTCTAGTTCCGGCAATGATATCACTGGTGTAAATATCTGACTAGGCCCACGACCTTGCAAACTATCTAATGCAGTTTGGCGTAGTAAGTTACTAGTGAAAATATGTTTTACAGCTTCGCTAGCGTCTTTAAAATCATTAGCATCTTTGGTTAGACTAACTTCTTCTGGCACCCAAAAGAAACCACGCGCAGTTTGTTCTAGTTTCTGTACCTTATTATATTTTACTTCTTCAA